CCTGACTTTCATTGGATAAAAGAGGTTAGCAGTAAGTCTGTTAAACAAAGCATTATGAACGCTGAGAGAGCTTTCAAGATCTTTTTTAAAGGAAAATCAAGATTTCCAAAGTTCAAGAAGAAAGCAAAATCAGATGTAAAAATGTATTTTGTAAAAACAAATGCTAAAACAATTATTCAATGTGGAAGACATAGAATTAAGATTCCTACCCTTGGTTGGGTAAGATTAAAAGAAAAAGGATATATTCCTACAAACCCCAAAACACATATTATCAAAAGCGGAGCAGTGTCTTGCAAAGCAGGAAGATACTATGTGTCGGTTTTAGTCGAAGAGCAGGAACATCAAAAGCCTGTTTTAAATGACTTTGGGATAGGAATAGACCTAGGTCTTAAAGATTTTGCGGTTTGTTCAAACGGCAAGACTTACAAGAATATAAATAAGAGTCCTAAAATAAGGAAACTTGAGAAGAAACTTAGACGTGAGCAACGTAGCTTATCGAGGAAATACGAAAGCTACAAGAAACTTAATAAAAATATGAAAGGAGTAGCTACTCGACAAAATATCCAAAAGCAAAAGCTGAAAGTACAGAAAATTCATCAAAGACTTGACAATATAAGAACAAATTATATCAATAAGGTAATATCCGAATTGGTGAAAACCAAGCCAATGTGGATTGCTATTGAAGATTTGAATGTATCAGGTGTGATGAAGAATAGACATCTCTCCAAAGCAATAGCACAGCAGAAGTTCTTTGAATTTAGGACAAAGCTTCTTGCCAAATGTAATGAATATGGGATTGAGTTAAGAATTGTTGACCGATTTTATCCGTCAAGTAAAACGTGTCATAATTGTGATTGTATTAAATCTGATTTAAAATTATCGGATAGAACATATCATTGCTGTGAATGTGGTTATACAGAGGATAGAGACTTTAATGCTAGTCTTAATTTAAGAGATTGTCAAACCTACAAGATAGCATAAACAAGCTAATGTAGGTATGTACCGTAGGCTATACGGGAATTTACGCCTGTGGACTATACAAGAACTTGTGAGTAGTCTTAGGACAAAAGCATATAGGGTGAAACAGGAATTTTCTCAATATGGGTATATTTGTCCATATTTTGAGTAGCAGGAGTTGATAGATATGGCAGTTATGAGTAAACCTGTAAATCTTGCCTTCGTTGTTAGAGAAGATAAAGCGGACGAATTTATTAATTCCAAGTCCTCCGCAGCAGTTATTTCAAAAATAAAAAAACAGGCAAGAGAGATGATGAAACATTCGACTTTTAACGGACAGCCATGGGACGAAGATATTAGGAAATCACTTGAAGATTAAACTATAAGTATTTCATTTTAATTAACAACTACACACAAAGGTATAAAATTATTTTAAAATTTAGAGGTGAGGTTTATGGCTAAAACAATAAATGTACAGAATACTAAGATGTCAGTTGAGGAATTTAATCAATTTATTACAGCCAATTTAGATTTTATACTGAGTAATGTACCGCACAATCCGACAATAAACAAAGATGATGAGTGGAATGATAAAATCTACGATAATTATGCAAAAATCGATGACGATAGGAAGTGACATAAATGGCGAAGAAACAATGGGAGTTGTGGTACGCTAATTTTCCCTTTGAAGATAAAAATATCTCAAAGGATAGACCTGTTATTATATTGAGTGTGCAACCTTTGTGTGTACTGTCAATTAAAGTGACAAGTCATGAAGTGAGAGAAGCCGATAAATATGATGTACCTATTACTCATTGGCAAGAGGCAGGATTAAAGCATGAGTCTGTAGCACGAATTTCCAAAACCGTATCGTTGGATAACAGTAAGTTCCGAAGAAAAATTGGTGAACTACATAAAGATGATATTGATATTATTCTTGAAAATTATGTTCAGTTTTTGCTTGAGTCAGATCAGGTTAAAATGGAAAACGGCAAGGGTGACAACGAGTTACTGAACGCAGCAAATGAATAGTCATAAAATAAGACCTTAGTTCTCCACAAACACTTCAAATGTTTGTCGCTACTAGACAAGCGACTAATAAATAGTCTAGTTCAAATGTAGTTTCATATAGTCTCGCCTAAAGCGAGGCTATATGTTTTAATTGGCATAAACTACAAAGCGTTAAAGTCAAAAAAATAAATAGAATACAATGCAAATAAAGCTCCGATATTCTCGGAGCTTTTGTTATACATGAACACACATTGTTTACTTTTGCCCATTTGTACACTTGTGTATACTCATACACTCATACACTCGTATTCACTATCTATTCTCTCAAATTAACATTTACGTTAGTCCAATCCTTGCCGTCACGTTCCATAGTGACAGTATAGTACAATCTGCCCTTAACACCAAAACTATTTTCAGCATCCACATAAGATGATACGGTGTAGCTATCATTATGATGCGTAATAAAGTTTTTATCATACATTGGATAATCTGCCGTGGCAGGGGCTTTTAACTGTTTATTTACATAGAATTTAGCTGCTGTGTAAGCTTCTTGGCTGTAGTCTTTGTTATCATCTAAACAAATTGTAATTATTTTGACAATAAAGATTATTATTCCAAGTGCTGTTAATATAAGAACAAAGACAATTTTAAGTGGGAGATGCCCTTGTTCTTGCTGTATTGTAATATTGTTTTCTTCCATTGTTTATCCTCCTTTTATTTCAAAACTATAAAATATGATTGTTAGGTCTTTAAATCAATCATTGATGATAATGGGGAAAGAAATATCAGCATATTAGGAAAGACTATTGCTGATTGGAAAAAGGGCAGTTCCGAAAAAATAACTCTAATTCCCGCTAATGAAGTGGCGAATATTCGTCAGTTTAATAACCTTTTAGCACAGGGTAAATCGGTAGCCGAAGCCGAGTCAATAGCTTTAAAGGGTTGTTCTGAAACAACTCTCAATGTTGCTAGAAGTGCTAATGGTGCAGCGGTATCAGAAGAAATACTGTCTGCTTCCTTAAAGGGTGTTGCAACTTCTTCTAAGCTTGCTGCCGCTGGCATGAAAGTATTATCAACAATTGGTAATATGGCTTTTGGACTAGGATTGTCTTTCTTGCTTGATGGTATTATAACACTTTTTGATAATATTGTCAATGGTGCAGATAATGCAAAAGAAAGTTTAGCTCAGTTTACAAGTAGTTTCTCTGACTCTATTGACAAATTAGATGAAGAAAACAAATCAGTAAACGAATTAGTAAATCGTTATGTAACTTTGGTTGCGACAACAGATGACTTGTCAACTGTTAAAGACGATTTGAATACTATTCAGGACAACTTAATTGACAAGTACGGTAATGAAGCTAAGAGCCTTGATTTGCTTAATGGCAAAATGTCCGAAAATATTAAGAAAATCAAAGAGTGGAAAAAAGAAAAGGCTGAGAGTGAACTTTATCAAGAGTCGGATATTACTGATCCTGATGATAGTGATAGAAAGCTGAGTGTTAAAGAAGCCTATGATTTAGCACAAAAGAAATTAAAAGAGGGAAGCTCTTTTAACAAGGGTCTTTTTACTACTGATTACGGTGGCAAAGGGCAAGCCTATGTATCAGACGGTCTATTTAGTGGCTATAATTCTAATGCTGACATCAACAAGGTCGGCTCTCGTGGTTATGGTGATTGGTACAGTTACAAGAATGACATTGAACCAATTCTCAAAAAGTATAATAACGTTGGTATAAGCACTAATGCTTATAGTAATTTACTTTTCGCAGGTACAATGCAAGAACGTATTGATACCATGCAAAAGGTTTATGATGAATTATCCGAGAAATGGGCAAACATTTCAAAAGACGATAATCGTAACAAGTGGTTGGCTGATTTGCAAAAAGAAATTGCTACCACAACAGAGGAATATGATAAACTTTCTAATGCCGTTGATAAATACAACGAAATTCAGAAAACACTTGAAAACTATAACACAAGTGAAGAATTTAGCAAAGCATTTGATGAAGCTCAGAAAGCTACTGAAAGTTATAGTCATGCTGTAGAAACCAAAAACATTGATGATGTTGATAGGCTTTATGATTTAACTCAGCAATACAAGGACAAATTAATTGACTTGGCTAATGGTGATGAGGATTTAATTAGCTATGTCAATACTTTCTTTGAGTCTTTACCTGCAAAATTAACAACAGGTACTTTTGATATTTCTGAGTGGACGGACGATATTGACGAAGTTCAGAATAAGGCAAAATCACTAAAAGATACCTTAACAAGTCTGCAAGACGGAAGTATTTCGGATAGTGACTTAGTTGAACTGTTTAAATCATATCCTGACTTGGCTAAATTCTCGGGCAACACGGAAAAGCTGACAGAAGAAGTTAAGAAACTGATAAGACAAAACCCTAAAGAATTAATAAACAGATTAAAAGAACTATCAAACAGTTTGCCGAATGGCAATGATAAGGCTAATGTAGAAGGTCTTATTTCAAGTCTTGAAAAACTTGGAGAGGTAGCTTCTTCTATTTCTGAAGTTAAACTGTCTGTAGATGATATTGAGAAAATTTACGAGGAAACGTTTGATGATCTTATAGATAAAGCCGAGGACGAGAAAGATGTTCTCGAAGAACAAAAGAATATTCTTACAGAACAAAAAACTCAACTTGGCAATATTATTTCTCAATACGAAACTGTTGCAAACACAGTGGAGTCTTATATTGATGAGCAGAAATCAGCTATTGAGGACAGATACAATGCTGAAATTGATGCCATTAAAGCTGTTAATGAAGAAAAACAAGATACCATTGACTTACAGGAGAAGTTAAATAATCTTGAAAATACTAAAAAGAAAAAGGTAAATGTTTATTCTGAAGCTAGTGGTTGGCACTTAGAAACCAATACCGAGGAAGTAAACAAGGCACAGCAGGAATATGAACAGGCGAGTGCTGATAAACGTGTATCTGACCTTGAAAAGCAGCGTGATAAGGAAACTTCATTGTGGGATAAGTATAAACAACAGTGGCAAGACCTTATCAATAGCTCTACCAATACAGAAAATGAACAGCTTGCCAAAGATATTTTAGGCGTTAATTGGACGGACAAAATAGCACAGCAAGACACGAATATTCTTAATGACTTTGCGAGCAAATATCAATCTTATCGTTCTCAGCTATCAGATCAGGTTGAAAAGGAAATTGAGAGCGTTGATAAAGAGATAACGGCTAAAAGCAAAGAGATTGAGGCATACAAGAAAGAAAAAGAAGCTTTATCAAACTATGTTATAGATATTACGAATAAGAACAAAGACTACATAAAACAGTTGACAAACGTTTCTGAAAAAGAAATGCAGACTATGGAAGGTAGGACTAAGTTCTTAGAGGATTGTAAAAAACGTGCTAGGGAAGCTCTTGACTATTCTGATATTTCTGTTGAGGGTGCTAAATCGAATGGTTTGTATCTTGTTCAATATGACGGTGAAACTGTTGGAACAGGGCTTGATGAAGCACAAGCAGAACAGTTAAAATCTGAACTGTACGGCAAAATGGTTTCATCAGAACTCTTGGCTAACCCTATGCTTGGTAAGAACAAGGGTGCATTAACAGCTATTCTTAACGCTTTAAAGAGTAAGTTTAACATTATTAAGCCATATCGCTCAGGTGGTATTGATGATTATACAGGGCTTGCTCAACTTCATGGAAAGCCAAATGCAGTTGAAACTATCTTCAATTCAGAGCAAGGCAGAAAGCTATACAACCTTGTGGCTAATACAGACAACCTTGTCAATTATATTGGAGCAACAAATAATTGTTAAGAATATAGACAGATGTAAACAAATATTGTCAAGCATACTTAACAACCGCAATACTCCGCATATAGTGTGAACTGTATGTAGTGATAAGGAGCGGATAATCTTTATCCCACACCACATCAACTGCGAGCAATCCCTAAAGCTATACTAACCACAACGTAATGATGAAATAAGCATAAGCGTGACGGTAACGAAAGTAGAAAAAATAGTATAGATAGTGCAAGGTTAAATCCTAAACACTGAATAACAATGGGTCTTTCGCAACATATATCTGAATAGGATACTGCTCAACGACTATCTCCCGTAAGGAGAGTAGGGTTAAGTAACCCGAAACGAGTGGCTCTCACAAAAAAATGTGAGATGATGAAATAGTCTGTGCTTGTATGAAAATATAAGAAGTTCATAAGAGAACTGACAGAGATTAACGACCTCTGTTGAACACGCCAAAAATGTATTCTTATAATGTATACATTTTTGTTTATTCAAAAAAACCACAATATTACTTGTGGTTCTTAGCAACAAAATCTTTTAAAACTGTAATTACCAAATTATTAAAGCTGCGGTTTTGTTCCGTAGCAATAAGTTCTAATTTAGCTTTTAAATCTTTTGGAATGGTAATGTTGGTTCTTGTATTAGTATTAGCAATTTTACCAGAAGGCATAAAATCATCTCCTTTGAATTTTATTATACCATATAAATAAATTGTTGTCAAGTTGGTATCAATAGTTTACAAATTATCTATATTTTAATATTGACAAGTTGGTATCAACTTGGTATAATAGTAATATAGAAAGTGAGGTGAAAAATAATGATAAAAGGTTTTAAAGTTAGATTATTTCCTAATGAAGCTCAGACACGGTTATTATGGAAACATATTAATGTAAGCAGATTTGTTTGGAATTATGCTTTGGCAGAACAACTTAATCGTTATAAGAATGGCGAAAAGTATCTAAACAAATATGGCATGAGAAGCATTTTTATAGAATTAAAGCAATCGAAAGAATATGCTTGGCTCAAGGAAGTATCGGCTCATACAATCGGTAATATTTGTATTGATTTGGATAAAGCATATACAAGTTTCTTCACGAAAATTGGTGGTAAACCAAAATTCAAGAAAAAGAATAAATGTAAAAATGCTTTTCCTGTGAGATGTGAAACTGTGTATTTTATAAATAATTGTGTTAATATTGAAAAAGTCGGAAAAATCAAATATCAAAGTGATAAAGAATTGCCACAAGGTAGGAATACTTGTAAATTCACTAACCCACGAATAGTCTTTGAAAATAATAAGTGGATATTATCATTTGGTATGGAGTGTGAAAACCAAGCACAAAAATTAAACGATTTTTCAGTGGGAATTGATTTAGGAGTTAAAGAACTTGCTGTTGTTGCGTATGGTGGAAATCATAAAAATTACAAAAATATCAATAAATCCAAACGTATGAAAACCTTGAAACATAAATTGTCACATCTACAACGTAAAGTTAGCAGAAAGTATGAAACAAACAATAAACATAAGGTTTATGATACAAAATGGTATAAGTCAAATGGTATTTTGAAAACCGAAGAACAAATACGCAAAATTTATAATCAATTATCTAATATCAGAAAGAATTATATACATCAAACTACTCATGAGATTATTTCGTTTCTTCCTAAGAGAGTCGTAATGGAAAATTTGAATGTGTCTGGAATGATGAAAAATAAATATTTATCAAAGGCAATAGCTGAACAAATGTTTTACGAATTTATCAGACAGATGAAATATAAGTGTGAGTATAATGGTATAGAATTTGTACAAGTAGACAGGTTTTATCCGTCAAGTAAAACGTGTCACAAGTGTGGTTGTATTAAACATGACCTTAAACTTTCTGATAGAACTTATATTTGTCCTGAATGTGGCGAGATAATTGATAGAGATTTAAACGCAGCAATTAATTTGGCTAATTATTCTAAAGCCTGAAATATTGAGAGACTTTAGTCTTAGGGATTTTGATGCATCCTTAAATGCTGTGGAGAGTTATACAAACGAAAGTAGCTAAGGCAAAATCGGACTTTATGAAGCAGCGAATAAACAGAAATGTATACATTTGGGTACGTTTTTGGCATCAGATAAGATTTATAACGGCATAACAGATTTGGTAAGGACAAAAATGTCCTCATCAAACAATATTCAAAATAGAAATGACACAAACAATAAGACTATCGTATTCCAGATTGATACTGTCAATACAACAGACGGCACAACATTCTTAGAGCAGATGAACGCTTATCTGCAACAGGCTGATTTGGATAGAATAGTTGGTAAAAATTATTAAATAAACACAAAAGTAACAAAGAGCCATTAATTATTTAGTGGCTCTTATCTTTTAGAAATATTTTAAATTCAATAAAATATTGACAAACGTGGACGAATGTGGTATAATGTACTTATAAGAAACAATAAAGGAGTTTTTATATGAGTAATTACAAACCACAAGAATTTGCTGAAATGATAGGTGTATCTGTAAAAACCTTGCAACGTTGGGACAAAGAAGGCAAACTTAAAGCATATCGCACTCCAACAGATAGGCGTTATTATACTCACAAACAATATGTCGATTATATGGGTGATGGTAATAGTAAACACGGCAAAACGGTCATATATACAAGAGTATCTACTTCTAATCAAAAAGATGATTTACAAAATCAAGTCGAATTTTTAAAACAATATGCTAATGCAAAAGGGATTATTGTTGATGAAATCTTTGAAGATATAGGTAGTGGGTTAAATTACAATCGCAAGAAATGGAATAAACTTATTGAAGATTGTATGCTTGGATTAATAAAGACTGTTATTGTTGCTCATAAAGACAGATTTGTACGTTTTGGATATGAATGGTTTGAACGTTTTCTTAAATCTGATGGTGTTGAGATTATTGTTGTTAATAATGAAAAGGCATCACCAGAGCAAGAATTAGTTAATGATTTAATATCCATTATACACGTTTTTAGCTGTCGTATATATGGTTTAAAAAAGTATAAAAAGCAAATCGAAGGAGATGAAGAAATTGCTAAAGAGTTACAAGACAGAAATAAACCCAACGTTCGAACAGAAACAAACAATTAATCGCACTATTGGAGTATGCAGATACGTTTACAACTTTTATCTTGCTCACAATCAAGAAATATATAAAACTGAAAAACGTTTTGTATCTGGAATGGACTTTTCTAAATGGATTAACAATGAATTCATTCTCAACAATCCTGACTTTCATTGGATAAAAGAGGTTAGCAGTAAGTCTGTTAAACAAAGCATTATGAACGCTGAGAGAGCTTTCAAGAA